CACGTTATCAAGTATGTGCCATTGTTCTGAACCAAGATCTCTATTTTTAATCATTACCCACTGTGGTTCCCATCCAAGAGTTACAGCTGCACCCGCAGCGGATCCATTACCAGTGTAACCACCGCATTGTATCATGCTACTTGATGATGTGTCATGACCAAAGAAGTAAGCAACGTATGTTCTTCCAGATTGATTAATTGCTCCAGTATTAGCTTTTAAGGTAAACTGTGATGATGTAGGTGCCACAGGCCAATAACCGTTTCCGCCTTCAGATCCAGTACTATTCCAAACCATACCATGACTACTTGATGTTAGAGCATTATGGTAAACATACCAATCAGTACCACTGGCGCTCCTACATTTTACTATGACCATTCCTGGAGCTGAGCCTAAATTGTGGTTAATAGTTTGCTGACTGTTTGATCCGCTATAAGTTACTACGTCAAAAAAGTTAGCAGCTGATTTAAAACTAAAAGCTACATACGTAGAGTTATTGCTTACGTCGTTTGTGTCCATACCGCTGTGTAACGCAGTAAAACCTGTACTAGTTACATTGAAGTAATCTGCTATACCAACTTCAGCATCTGTTTTGTTTGGATATAATATTTCAGCGTTTGATGTAGTCATACCTCGTACTGTATCAAATAAATTCCAATCAGATGTTCCAGTTCTATTTTTTATAAACACCATGCCTTCATCAGAACTTAAATCTACGCCAGTACTAACTGCGTTAGAAGAACCCGTGCCAGTGTAAAGTGTAGTACTGAACAGACCATCTGGCCCGTTAGCTCCAGTCGCGATTGTGCCATTAAAATCTGTGAATTTTGTAGCTTCAATGCTATTTTTTATTTTAAAGTTTTTATTATTAGCCATGTTTCACTTTCCACTTAGCTAAGGTTATCGCCAGACAAATAACCGTAATATGATGATCCGGAATCGTCTGTAGTAAATGTGTATAAGTCTGTTTCGCCAATACCCGGTGCCGTAGGAGTAATTCCAGCTGGCCATTTTACTGTAGCAGGCCACGTGATAGCGGGATCACCGGCTTCACGGATTGCCACGTAGACCCACTTTTGACCAGAGTTTGATGTAACATTAAAGCCAGTACTTGTCCGTGTCACATTACCAAGTCCACCTTCTGCGTCAGAACTTTCAGCTTTTAGAGTCACAGGGTTTGAGTCTGTAGTAAAACCTCTTGTGGTATCCATAACATACCAAGAGCCAGTAGAGTCTCTACGCTTCAACATTAACCACTGTGGAGACCAACCTATGTTTATGTCTTGGCTTGATCCCGTTTTTGTGTATCCATCGCAATAAATCTGGCTGGAAGAGGCGGTATCATGTGCAAATAGGTAGAAAATATGGCTTCCACCATTGTGGTTTTGATTATTTCCAACTGTAAATTGAGTGCTAGTAGGTTCAGTGTCATTCCAATAACTACTTTCATCACCTTCAGCCGCTGTTGAGTTTAATCTTAGTGCATGGGTTGCAGGTTGATTACCATCATCTAAACTACGATGATAAACGTGCCAATGTTCACCGTTGGCATCATATCTAGTGCCAATAATCATGCCTGGAGCTACTCCAAGATTATGATCTATAACTCTAGAACCGCCTGTGCCTGTTATTTTTACAACGTCAAAGAACTTAGAAGCCTTTTTAAATGTCCATGAAACATAGTTAGCGCCGTTATAGTTTGTGCCTCCTTGAGGACCATCGCCAGCGTCTATAGTATAACCTGTGCTAGTAAAACTATCTATAGAGTTTGTACTTTCTTCACCGTCGCTAGTGTTCGACTTAAGGTTTTTATTAACTCCGCGCTCAGTATCAGTAAAGATAGGCGGCGCACTGCCTAGCGCGCTACTTCTCCATTTAGTCCAAACTAAACCGCCGTCACCAGCTAAGTTTATATTGTTAGTAATAGTCTTAGCTGAATTCGATCCAGCGTATATAGTAGTATTAAAGTTGTTTGCTACGTCAGCGGTTCCGCCAGTCAATTCTAAATTAAACGACTGTACAGGACTTGGATTACTAATTGTGTATGTAGTAGTATTTGTTGTGTCTTTAAAATAATTACCTGTGCTAAGATCGATGTTGCTACTAGTAACGGTGCCAAGTGAAGTCTTCATGCTTCCACCAATTTCTAATGCATTTTTTACTTTAAAGTTTTTATCGTTAGCCATTACTTAGCTCCATCAATTGCATGTACAGCTTTATATGTTGCTCCACCATCAGATGTACTAAATGTAAGCACGTCTGTTTCACCAATCGCTGGACTTGTAGGAGCAGTACCGCCCGGCCAATCAATTGTATTATCATATGTTGTTGTAGCGCCAGATGCTGCAGCTATCGCCATGTAGATGTATTTGCCGCTGGAGTTATTCCACTCGTTATCGGTAGTAACTATTTGAAAACCAGTATCAGTAGTCTTTACTCTTGTTTGGGAGAGCTCGGCACTATTATCACTAGCTCTTGTTAACTTTACATCACCGCTTGTATCAAAACCACGCTCTGCATCTACTACAGCCCAACCATCGCCTGAATCTGATCTTTTTACCATTAACCATTGAGGCACAAAGCCTAGATCAATACTCGGGCCGGTGGAATTGCCATTACCATTATAAGTCCCACAAGAAATAACAGTGTTATGAGGAAACAGGTAAGCTATGTAATTATTACTAGCATTATTAACCATATCTTCTGTACCAACTGTAAATTGCGTAGAAGTCGGGGCTGTATTATTCCAATAAGCACTGCTACTAGACTGTGCATTCGTACCACTTAAAAACATCGCATAATTTTGTGGATCAGTCCCACCGTTCATGCCTCTATGATAAACAGCCCAACCGTCATCACGATCATAACCTTTTACCCATATCATTCCCGGAACTGAACCTAAATTATGTGAGATAGCTCTGTTAGATCCATTTCCACTATACGTCACAATGTCAAAGAAGTCAGCTTTCTTCTTAAATGTCCACCCTACATACGTGTATGAATTTTCATTTACATCAGCACTACTTCCTATATCAAAACCGTTTGTGTTAAAAGCAGTAACTGTTGATTGACCTGTTTGTGCATTAGTTTGGTTAGTTGCTAGTTTTTGATTGACACCTCTTACAGTATCAACAACAGCTTTGTGACCAGCATTACTTCTTGCCGCAATCCAGACCATTCCACCATCTGTAGATAAGTCAATGTTGTTAGTTATGGTTTGAGAGGTAGCATTACCTGTCCATAGGTCTGTACTAAAACTATCAGCTACACCGGCTGTGTCGGCGCCAGTATACAATAACGCAGCTTGACTAACCGTACCACTTGGAGCAGGATTAGTCAGTGTTACTTGTGTATTACTTGTTGGTGTGAAATTAAAAACTGAACCAGTAGATAGGTCTAAACTAGATGTGTTTAAAACTGTAGAGTATTGATATATAATACTATTGGTAACACCAAGAACATACATTTTTGTTCCTGTAGAATTAAAATCTATTCCGCTAGGCGCAGCATCTTGAGAATTAATAGAAAAACTAACACTAGCATAAGATGCTGTTGTTATATCATAACCAGTAGTTAAATTGTATAGAAATATATTATCTGTTGTATTATCAGATACAAATAATTTTGTACCATCATTATTAAAATTAAACCCTAAAGGAGCTGTTGCCTGTGCGTTTACATGCAAAGAGTTATTGCTATAACTAGCAGTAGATAAATCGTAAGCAGATGAAACAGAATATTCATAAATCCGATTATTCTGTCTACCTAGTAGAAAAAACTTAGTTCCGTTAGAATTAAACTTACACTTATCAGGTTGTGTATCTACACTTGCTGTAGAAAACATCTGACTTCCAGTACCTAATGTTGTGACATCAAACGGTGTACTAAAAGCGTATTTCATAACTTTATCGCCATCGTTGGCGGAAATATACAAAGTGTTACCATCTGGTGTTATGACAAAGCCAGATGCACCGCCTTGGGCAAAGGTAAAAGTTTTGCTGGCGTAGCTAGCAGTGCTTAAATCAAAAGCAGTACCTACTGTATATTGAAATATTTGACCGCCAGAAAACGATCTTTGCTGATATAATTTAGTTCCGCTATCAGCGAAAGAAAAATCAAATGTGTAGCTACTTGGGCTATGTCCGGAAGAAGCAAGACTAGTGCTATCATAACTAGCACTAGCAAGATCATATCCTACACTACCAGCAGTAACTGTCCCAAGGCCTTCGATGATATTGGTTGCTTCAATATCATTCTTGACTATAAAATCTTTATTGTTTGCCATAGGTTCACTTTCCCCTAATGAGCGTTATTTTAAATTTGACTTAGACTAGCTAATGTAACGTAAGATCTTGCAGCAGAATCAGTTGCTGTAGCAAGGATACGGACATTTGCTCCTGAAATATCTACGTCATATGCTACGTGTTCTGAATCATTTGTTGATATTGTTGCGTATTGTGTTGCCACTGCAGTTGAAGCATTGTTATGTGTAATCAGTAACTCAGTGACCATTCTAGAAGGTCTAGCACTATCCCAGGCAGTGATAGTTGCCTTTATAGCACCATACGTAGCTTTAGCATATGATGCGATAGAAGTTTGAGTTATGTTTGCTGTAGTCGCAACTTGTGTATCTCCGCCTCCGCCGATAGCTCCCCATTCTCCGCCAGCATAACCTTCAAATGCACCATCATCTGAATTATAACGAAGCATTCCATTTACGGCTGATCCAGGTCTTTGTGCTGCTGTGCCACCGGGCAGTTTAGCAGCTGTAGTTGCCGAGAAAGTAATATCACCGGTCGCAGAAAGATTACCAGTTGCAGTAAGATTCCCACCAATGCTAGCAGAATCTCCAACTGTCAGTATGCCGGAAGTCGTAAGAGTTGTTGTACCGGTAGAGTCCTCAGAGGTGAGCCCCGGAGCAACTATCCCGTCCGTACCATGTAATACTACTACCATTGTTTGTCCTCTTTAATCTTTATTTATACGGGTTTCGTTGGCCAATCGGCCTCTTCTAAATTTGGCCAGTTATCATGTGTTGTAATATCACGAAGAGCTTTTCGATATGTTTTCATCTTAGCTGTCATAGTTACATCTGACATTCCAGTCCAGTCTGTTTCTTCAAGCAATCTGTCTCGTTTAACTCTAGCACTAGATGCGATAGAGGCATCCATCTTTGCCTGATATGTAGCTTCATGTTCTGCTTTGCTTGTGGTCTTACCATCTACAGTAGTAGCAGCAAACATATCTACTGCTACGTAGTGCTCAACCCAATCGCCATTTTTATTCTGCTTTTCTCCATCACGAACTGATATTTGGTATGAACCAACAAGTTCCGCTTGAGTACCAGGTAGTATAGGATCTAAGTTTAATCCATCTAATGTTGCAGGTTTCCAGACACGAGGTAAAGACACATTAGAAAAATGAGCTCTCCATTCGCCTTGCGTTTTAATTTCGCCTGTTGTTCTTTCTCTATATTCACCCATTAGATTGATCCTTTCTTATGAGTTTGATTACGCGATTGCGTAGAAGATATAATTTTCACCGTTCGCATTTACATGATCACTTGAAGTAGTGATTCTAAAGCCGCTCGAATAAGTATCAAAATAATCTAAGTCAAGTGTTTGTGTTTGAGCACTTAAATAATTAACTTTATCATCTCCACTACCATATCCTCTAGCTGTATCGATTAGATTCCAAGCTCTGCCTCTTTGAGTATTTTTAATTAAAACAAATCTGGCAGTATTACCAAATCCACAATCTATGTTTCGTGCGCTACCGTTTCCAGTGTAACTTCCAACTTTACTGACTCCTGGCGCAGTAGCAAACAAGTAAGCCATATAATCAACACCGTTTTGGTTTGTTAAGTTGTCAGTTCCAAGGTTAATTTGCGTAGCAGTTGGTGCTATACTATTTAATAGCGCTGCTCTATTTATGCCAACCCCAGCTTCATTTAACTTTTGCATTGCTGTAGTAGAAGAAGGTATGCCGTTGTGATAAACCATCCAATCATAACCGCCAGAAGATTCTGCTTTGATCCACATCATCTCAGGCACTACTTGTAAATTATGACTTATAGTTCTATTACTACCAGTACCTGCGTACCTAAGAATATCAAAATAACCTCCGGTTTGTTTCCATTGATACGCTATGTATTTTCCAGGACTTGCGTTTACATCTCCGTCATTCCCTACTTCTATACCATCTGGTATGTCAATTTCTTGTACTTTATTGCTAGGATCTCCAGTTTCTGTCGTATCATTTGGGACGAAGCGTTGTAGTGCGCCTTTACCGCCTCTAAGTTTATCTACCAGGTGCCAATCCCGACTACCATCGTTATGTCTTTTAAGAATAGCCATATCCGTTTGAAAACCAGACGTAATTACTCGGCCGTCTGTGCCATTACCAGTGTATTCTTGAACATTAAAGACTTTAGTAGCATCTTCTGGTGTAAGAATTGGTTTTCGTATTGCCATGTAGATGTAAGGCACATTTGCCCCAGTTTCATGAACTGTAAAACCAGTGGCAGTACGATTGTATTGATTGCCTACGCTTCTTTCTTCATCTTCAGTATTCCATTCCAAAGAATAATCATTGTTTGAATACCAACCTCTTGCAGTATCAAATACTTCCCAATTTCTTTGATGCCCGTAACTACCGCCGGAGTATCTTTTTCTCATAAGAAATTGTGGTTCCCAACCAAGAGTCTCCGTGTGTGTCCCTGATCCACTAGTCGTGTAGCTTCCGCACTTGATAATATCTTGATCACCATCAGGCCCATACTCACCAGGATTACCACTATTGTTGTGTGCAAATAGGTAGGCTACGTAGGTTCTACCACTTCCATTTACAGCGTTACCAGAACCTACTGAAAAAGTAGAGTTACCTGCCGCAGTGCTATGAAATCTTGCAGTATCAGTTTGTTGTTCAGTATCTTCGTTTAAAGCTAAATATTTATTGGAAAGAATCATCCTGTGTTGTACTGACCAATCACTAGAATGGCTTATACATTTTATCATCAGCATACCTACAAGACTTTCAAGATTATGACTAATTGTTCTACCTGCTACTCCATTTCCTGTATAGGTAACTATATCAAAAAACCTAGGGGCTTTGCGAAATGTCCAAGACACCATTTCATAACCATTACCGTTTATACTTGCGTCAGCCCCAAGGCTAAAACCATTATTATTAAATGCAGTTACAGCATCTGAAGGACTATAAGCTTGTTGATTATCATTTGATCTAAGCCTTCCGCCAGAACCTGTTCCTCTTACAGTATCATACAAAGTGTTACCACCGTTTGAACTGCTGTCACGTCTTTTAGTCCAAACTAACCCGCCTTCAGTAAGGTCAATGTCGTTGACAATAGATTGTGTGCCACCATTTCCAGTATACAAACGAGTAGAAAAAACACTTTCTGGTCCAAGAACCTCACTCCCTGCTGCGCCTGCAGCCGAAAGAAACATTTTCTTTTTAGTTGACATTATATATTATCCTAATGCTTGTCCTGCAGTAAATCCAAGATAGTTTGTTCCACCATCTCTTGTGTAGAATACAAAAACGTCTTTAGCACTTGCTGTTGCCGTAAGAGTCGGTGCAGTTGCTGCTGGCCAGTCTACAGTTCCGGGCCAAGTCACGGAGTAGCCACTTGCTGATCCGTCCTGTATAATTTCAATGCTAAAGCTAAATGCTGTGCCAGATGCAGGCGGGTTACTAAATGTAAACGTAGTATTTTCTGTAAGCGTATGACTAAATGCGTTTCCAGCGTGACAGTCCACTGCAGTTGCGTTTGAACTTGATGTAACTGCAGCGTAAGTTTCGTTATAGCTATCTGCAATAAACTCACCGGTTATATCACCACCGGCTGTTGCTGTTACTTGACCTGTTACTGCGCCGCCTGTCGCAGTTGTAGCAATTCTTGCAGTGTTATCGTAGTAAAGTGTTGCTGCACCATTTGACGCAGCTGCAATCTTTGTTTCATTACCAGCAGCATTCATCACATTGAATTCATCTGCTTTAATATTTAAATTGCCAGTACCATTATCTAAAATTACAGAGTTTGAACCATCGTGAAAAATTTGTAAGTCTTGTCCATCACCTAGTACAATCTTATCGTTGTCACCAAACGATGTCGTTGTACCGGCAACTGTAAGATTTCCTGTAACTGTAACACCACCCGCAAACGTTGCTACCTGTGCGCTATCAAGTGTTAAAGCTGTTGTTGAACCATTCGTTTTAAAAACAAGTCGACCTGTGTTGTCAGCTGTATGGACGAGTGCGTCTGTTACTAATGTTCCTGCTGAAATAATACTCATTGAGTTCTCCTTAGATTACTACCCACCGCTGACCGGCAGCAACAGTTACACTTACACCGTTAGAAACAGTAATTGGTCCTACGCTAAATCCGTTTGTTCCTGCGGGAAATACATATGTTTCTGAAGCTGTGCCAGTGTTCGTGTGTATCGCGCCACCAGCTTCTTGTCCGCCGCCACCAATTGAGCCCCACTCATTAGTGTATCCTTCGAACGCTCCTGCTGTTGAGTTATAACGAAACATCCCAGCTGCTGGAGAACCAGATCGTTGAGCTTCAGTACCAACAGGAACTTTAAGGTGTCCTGTACTCGAGAGTGTTACGTCTCCAGCTGCTGCTACTGTGCCTACGTTGGTGAGGTTACGGCTATCGTCGATAACCGTAGTATTTGAAACTTTAATTGCCATCTTCGTCCCCTGACTATTAGCTTTATGTTATTTATATCACTTAGATTTTAAATCTTCAATTTCTTGTTTGAGTTCTTTGATTGATTCTATAAGCAATCCAATTAAACCATCGTAGTTAACTGCCTTGTATCCATCTACTTCAGATACAACTTCTGGTGCTATTTCTTCTACTTCTTGAGCTATAACACCCATAGATGCTTTACCACTATCTTTCCAGTTAAATGTAACTCCACGAATCGAATCAACTTTATCGAGTGCGCTATTAATTTGTTTAATATTATCTTTTAATTGAGAATCTGATGTTGAGTTGAAGTTTGGTGCAGATACATCACCCGTAAATGTAGCTCCAGCAAGTAGCGCAGCCTCTGTACGATTAGCGAGTCTTATCCAGTTGCCACCATGCGCAAAATATCCTGCGCCGGTGCCATGAACATGTGCAAACATGCCGTGATATGTACTTGCACTTGGTAAGTCACCTTCACTTGAATAAACGTTAGCGAATAAAATCTTTCCTGTCGTAGTGATCTGGTTTGAACCCATATCAAGTGGTTTATTAAAGTTCCACTTGTCACCACTTGAAGTATATGTTAACGTTGCGCTAGCACCATTAATTGTAATACCAGCGCCGTCGGCTGCGGCGGCGTCACCAGCTGAATCAGCTAAAACAATATTTTTATCGTTTACAGAAAGCGTAGTTGAGTTAATGGTTGTAGTCGTACCATTAACCGTTAAGTCACCAGCGATTATGACATCACCACTAGAATCTTTCTCCACTTTAAAGTTATTCAAATTCGAAAAGTTATTATCAACTTCCGTATTCGTAAGTGGAGAGCCTTTGACAGCACGTAGCGTTAGATTAGTCATGACAGGATACTACCTTTCGGATGTTAGATTAGCTAATTGTAACAGTCCAAGTAATAGTTACTGAGTCGTCAGCTCCTTTGTTAACAGTGCTAAAAACAGTCCTACATAGCATAGTGCCGCTTGATGAAGCATTTAAAACTGCTGCTTCCGTAAGAGCACCTGTACCAGTTCCTGCTGGGAATGATGCGGTGTAAACTATTGTGTTTGTTGAAGGTGCGCCTTCTGCTCCTGTAAGAGCAACTCGTGCTACTTCAGCACCTAGCGCGGTGTTGCCCGCAGCTGCCGCGGTGTTGTTTGTACCAACTGCCATATGAGACATGTCTGTAGGTGAGTTAGTATCTGTCATTCTTGCTGCAATGTAGACAAGCCCAGTAGTCACGACGAGATTCTTTTCTGTTCGCTCTTCCTTGACTTTTCCATTTTTATCCGTGACAACTATTTTTAGTTCTCCGGTTGGTTTTAACGTTTCACTAAGCATCGGTATCTCCTGTTATTCTAGTGACTCAATTATACTATCTATTTATATCTTTATTTTAATTAAAAAGTTCTTGCTACTTTAGCATTATAGGCATTATCTCCACTCGCTACAACAAAATCAGCTGCGAAGTAATCTGTACTTACAATACCACCAGCTTGGGAGATTGTCCCAGTATCAGCAAGTACCTGTGAAATAGTAAAGACTGGAGATTCTGTTGGGTTAACAGTATCTGATGGAGCTTTATTTGTAAATGTAACCAGCGACTCAGCTGCGCTTACACTATCACTTCTAGTTTTATTAAATGCTAATACATGCGCTTCTGAAATTGTAAGTGAATCTGAGAAAGATGTGCCACTGGTTATTACTGGAGAATCAGTTGCAGATACACTGTCTGATACATCTCTTCCTACAGCTAGATCTAGATCTTCAATAGCTGATGCTGAATCTGCAAAAGTTGGAAGTGATATAGCAAGAGCAGGTGTATCTGATGTAGTACCAGTATCGCCTATAACTTTGCCGATAGCGAATGGACCTAAAGATTCTGTTACAGTTTGAGTATCTGAAGGATTTTTACCAAAGCTTATAATATCATTGTCGCTTACAGATGCCGAATCAGCAGCGGGTCTAGATGTTGCTAATGCAGGTGTATCTGATGTAGTACCAGTATCAGCAAGTACTTGTGCTAATGAATAGTTAAGTGATTCTGTTATTGTTGCGGTATCGCTTGGATTAACACCAATAGCAAATACTAAGCCTTCTGTAGCCTGTGCTGAATCTTGAGGATTAATACCAATGATATATAAAACATCAATGCTTTCAGTAGCCTGTGCTGAATCAGCTTGTGGAGTACTAAATCCAATAGAAGGAGAATCACCTGGTGATGCTGTATCTCCAAGAATTTGTGAAAGACTATATGCTAATGATTCTGTTGCAGAAGCAGTATCCGCCGAGGCTTTGACGAACTGATAAGTAAGACCGTCTGGCACTCCAACAAGATCTTCTGCGTTTGCCGTATCAGCAAAAACCTTTTGAGTATTAATATTAGTAATTAAGTCAGAAGCAGTGCTTGAATCACTAAAAATCTTTCCTATGCTTAAGATATGATTCTCGCTGACGCCAGTAATATCTGTTATTGCTTTGTTGACAGCAAACACAAGTTGTGCATCAGCTAGTGTAAGATTATCTGCAAAGTATATTTCTAAAACAACGTCAATAAGTTCTGACGCTGTAGCAGAATCTGCATATTGTTGTACAACGTAATTAAGATCTCGAAAACTAAGGTACCGAGATTCTTTAATATTAAATGGCTTTGATTTATTAGAAGATTTAGTCTTGCCGAATATTGATTGTATTTTGCCGCTGGAGATTATATCCATTCGACTACATACTTGTAACTGATGGCGATACCGTTACAATTCCTTCAATGACTCTATATTTTTCACCAGCATCATTTTGAATTAAAACATCAAAAACATACCTGCCGGCTTTAATTAACGCGGTTTGCTCGTCTGTAAGACTAAGTCTAATTTGTCCTGCGTTTGTAGTTGTTTCAGCTGTGAAAGTTGCGGTCACTGAAGAAGACGCGTAGTTCTTTTTCACCTGTGCAGCAAACGTATGTCCGGACAAGTCATAAGTTGACCCATCATTAGATGTTAGATTTACTAAATATCTAAAGGTTGAACCTTGCTCAATTTCAATGTCTTCGTAAAGGGCCATATCGTCACTCTTTCTTAATCTAAGTCAACAACTGCTTTTATCTTTTGTATTTCTTTATGCTGTTCCTGGATAACCTGAATAAGGAAAGGAATGATTTGTGTATAAGAAACAGATTTGACACCTTCTTTATTTGTTGAAACAATATCTGGTAATATTTCTTCTACATCCTGAGCAATAACACCATAAGCTTTGTTTCCATTATCTTTCCATGTAAAGCTTACAGGATTAATATTATTGATAACGTTTACAGCATCAACTAAAGATTCAATATTATCTTTCTTGTTTTTATCTGATAAAGAATTAAAGTCAGTTGAGTTTAATGTACCAGTAGAAGGATTGAAGTATAACTTTGAGTTTGCAACTGTAAAGGTTTGCTCAACACCTGAAGTCTGATCAGTAAATACAACAAAGAAGTCTGAATTAGTTGAAGTATCATTCGCAACTGAAGAACCAATTGAGTTAATTGCATTAACGAGGCTACTCTTATCGGGTGTTGTGAGTTGAATAATATCGCCAACGTCTGATCCGACTTTATTAAAGTCAGTTACCCATGCTCCAAAAGTATCTAATAAACCAATGCTAGTCTGTGCCATTATCGTTTCTCTACTAGTTGATGAAGTAGTTGTTTAATTTCACTCATATCATTCTTTAGAGAAGCAACTTCTTCTTTTATAATTTCTGTTTCATCATCTTTTCTTCGTCTCAAAGCCTTTACTGCTCGAGCTTGTTCAATTTCATTACTATTTATATTCACGATTGCACCCGTCCTTGCGTCTCTAGCTATTCCTTGGTGCCCTTCTACTGCTATAAATTTCATTATGTAGCCAGTGCGATTACTCTTAAGTCTTGAATGACAGGAACTTTTGCACTACTTGTTGATCTAAATACAATCTTCAATTGATATGTTGTAAATGGTGTAAGTGTACCATTTAATCCACCGACTAAGTATCGATACTCTCTGAAGATGTTCGGATTCTCATCAGACGGTACTGAATTTTCAGGATTAACTAAAGTGTAGTTTACATCACGAATGTTTGTACCTTCATCAGCGGTTCTAAAGTAAACTTGGAAGTCAGCAACAGAAGGTTTGTTTGCAGCAATCAAGATACGTAAACCAACCGCAGTTTCTGCAAGTGAGATTGGAGTTGTAATGTGTCTAGCTAGATGCGAACCACCATCTGCATCAGTTTCATTTACAAAGATGAGAGGTGTGTTAAATCCAACCGTAGCTCTATCAGAATCTTGTTTATCAATTAAGTTATTAAATAAGCTAAGCGATGTACGTTGCATGTCTACAACTGGTGATACATCAACTGAATTCGTTGAGAGACGAAGATTTATAGTTGATGATTTAGCACCAATATTTGTAGTTTGAACTACTGAATGGCCAATCATTTTTGGCGCAGTTGCTATATTATTCGTATTGATAGCAATTGAAGAGAACGAAGTATCTTTCACAAATCTCGTTTCGGTGCCAGCTGGTGATCTGCCAGAAGTAAACTTACCAAATGCATTAAGTCTTGTTCCAGCATCAGGAATCAAAGTTTGTACGTTTGGACTTAATACATCCCATAATACATTACGAGTAGCTTCTACACCTGATCCACCAGCAACTATTGATGATGTGGCTGAAGAGTCAGCATATACTTTATATCCAAACAGATCTGGATGTGCAACTATTCTGTTACCTGTTATTGAAGAACCTAAAATACCTGCAAAAGAACCAGCAGAATCTATACCTCTAAAGTTAACTGTATCACCTGAATCAAATCCATGATACGGATGACTTACTGTAAATATATTTGATCCTGAGTCAAAGTTAAACGGATCTGCAACTAACTCTCGTCTTGGTACATCAGCATTTTCAAGAATTACTTCAGCTTCCTGATGTAAGAAGTTAGCTTTGAACAATCTAAATGTCATATCTTTTGTTTGATCGGCTGACCATGTTCTACCATTTTGAGATTTAAACAAAGATCCTAATAATGGCTGACGTGTAATACGTTTCTCGGTTGAACCAATAATGAATTCACCTGGTTCAGCAACATAAACTGTATAGTCAATTGTATCTGAAAGTAAACATAATGCATATTCCTCACCACCAGCGAGATACACTGGTTCTTCAAATACAAAGTCTGTGCCATTTGCTAACATCGAAGCTTCTGTATTGCTTGGAACAGTTGTAACTTGGTTCGGTGTTAGTACTCTTAATCCGCCAGGAACTGCTGTGTTAGCAGATGGGTGGCCATTAACCATTGGTCTTATTTCCATGGCAACTGGTGCAGGGTTATCTCCACCAGCAACATCTGGTTTCGATGCAAAGTACACTCTTGCTTTTGTTAAGAATATGCCAGTAGGTTCTGTTACAAAGAATGATTGTGCAAGTGGATCTTTACCACCGCCGCCTCCACGATTTGTGACAGTTTCTGTTGTAGTAGTAGTTGTAGTTGTTGTAGTAGTAACAGTAGGTTCTGTAACTACAGGAGTGTTAGTAACAACAGTCGGTGTATCTACAACGACTCTTGGCGGTGCAGGTGGTGGAGGTGGAGGAGTAGTGTCAACAACATCTCTTTCGCCACGTACCGTAATTACTCGAGTACTTTGAATCGTTTGTTCAACTGTCTCAATTACACCATTTGCTTCATAAAATCCTGATGCTAAGGATGTAGAGTTTGCTGCTCTCGCTGAGTTAGCATTTGCAAGTCTAAACTCTCTACGTCCAGTTCTAAACCGAAGAGCATTTGTGTTAGGAATAAAGAATGAACCTTCAAGTACACCATTTGCATCAGATGTTAAAGACGTAGCGCCGTCTGGGTGTACTGTTGCATTTTGAAATCTGTTACCAAAATCTTCGGGATCATCTGACATACGAACAAATGCTTCTTCGCGAACAAAGTTATTCACATCTGTTTCGTCAAAGAATGCATAGTATTGCTGATTAGGTGTAAGACCAAACGCTCTGAAATGAATCATACGAGATCTCATAAATGGTATGATAGCAACATCAACCACTCTTTCACCTACGACTTCACGAATCGTTTCATCACTCACAACTCTATCAGTTGTAGTAGTTTGAATAAATCCTTGAGAAGTTCTATCGGTTGCAAATACTGTACCGGTTAGATCTTCTGAAGCTTCAGCTTGACCTTGCCAGTTCCATTGCCACTCATTAAATAAGAGTGCGTTATCAGCAGCAAGTCTATTACCACCATCAACTGCTCGTGGCGCAGTGAGTTCTGTTTCTCTCCACTCGTCTGATGCTGGGGAAAGTTCAATGACACCTTCGTTAATTGATACTGCGAATGGATTAATGTTTTCTACGCCAGATGCTTCATCTTGAAAAATAAATTCAGCATCATTATGGGCGATGTAGATATTATCACCCTTCTTAACTGCTTGAGTACTTAAATCTGAATCGTAAATTAAACGTATATTAGTTTGATTGGCTTGAGGTCTTAATACTTTCGCTCTTGGATCAATAGCAGCAGAATATGCTGGATCTCTAGTATCTGAGAATCTATGATCAGCAAAGTTATCTGCTAAGAAACCTGCTTTAGTTCTTGGCAGTCCTGAAGAGTCAAACACCTGAAGAGTGTTTGTGTTGATCTCAAGTAGGTTCAGTGAAGTAACTTCTTCAAGAGTATTGATTCGCCTATCTAGCTGACCAATGTCTTTCATAGTGTATCGTCTATTGTCAATAAGCTGAGTACCTAAGTCAGAATCATTTAATGTGTTTGCATTAAATGTAATTTTATATAGTTCTATAGCATTTGATGGTGTCTGTGGAAACTGAGGTGTAAAGTCTGCAGCACCTTGAATTAATTTAAGATTTGCTTCTGTATCAATTACTAGTTTATCTTTACGACCTAAGTAGTATGTTGCATCAAGCGTAATTAAATCTGTGTTCTTTGGAAGTGAATTAACTTTAGCAGTAGCGCCAGAGAATCCAGTTCCAGCATCATTAACTCTTGGACGGAAGTCTACTACGTCTCTGAGTTGTACAGTATCACCATTAGCAAGAATATGTGATGGAATATCTGCATAATTAATTGAATATGAGTTAACTGAGAAGAAGTCACCAGCACCATGTGCAAAGTGTCTAAATCTTGCAAACACATTTCCTGAAGGTACACCACGTCCACTCTTAACTATAAGTCTACCTAGATCATAAAAGTTATCTCTTTGGCCATTATCAAACCTAAACGTAGATGTTAGATCATCACCGTTTGAATCTATTGCACGGATTCTTGAAACATCGAAGATGTCTGCTTTGCCAAGATCTAAAAATTTAAGGCCGTTGCCATCTGAATCCAATGCGCTTGTTACTGTAGTTTCGGTAAGTGTCTTTGCTCTTGATGTGGCGGCTGATTTATTTACAAACGCTAGAACTTCAAGGTTTGAACTCGCTGCGCCTGTACCAGCGATTGTGGCTGTAGTTGTACCAGCACCAGATATTGTAACTGCGCTTGAAATATTTTGACCTGATGAGTCAATAGCAACTACCCAATCAGAAAGTCCTGCCCAGGTTTCTCCGCCCGCTAATAATCCTGAACCAAGAGAAGCATTCCCTGCACCATCTGTTGTGATAGTAAATCTTTTCTGAGCTTCATATGAAATATCAGCAAGTGTTCTAGGTCTTGTATTTGGGAGAGGAAAGAATAAATCGTTGTTCGCAGCATCATTCAATACCGCAACATTGTTTGAAAGAACAAGATTACCATAGTTAGCTGAGTCTGCAGCAATACTTTTTACTGATCGGAAAGAGTTATTACCAGACATTTGTATATCGAATAAAGATAACTTATAAAGTGCACCATCTTCTTCCACATTTCGAATTTTTGCAGTACCAATCGTAGTACCTTGGTTCGCGGCGGAATCTCTAAGATTCCATTGTTCCATTTCGTTTACGTTTGGAACACCTACCAATGAATCTACTTCAATAAAGTTTCCATAGTTAGCCGCAACTACTTCGTTATTAATTGTAGATGATGCTGAAGGCTTTTGAAAACGTATCTTTGTATGTCTATTGATAGCTGCTCTGTAACCATTAATGTAAGCAGTACCTTCACTTACGTCAGCAATTAAATGCGTTGTAGCAGAATCTTCATCAAACTTAAGTTTAAAAGGACGAACAATATAGTTGCCTGATTCTTCTTTAGTACGAAGAGCCATGACTTCATTTATCTCATTATAGCCAGAAGTTGCAGTAGCTTCATCGACAATCACAGAGTTTTTAATCTCAGCAAGATAAACAAACATCTCATCTGAATCAACATTTGCTTGATCAATAAGTGTTAAACGAATTCTATATCTATCTGCACCAGGCGCTGAAGTGTTTGGTACATCGCCTTGGTTATCAAATAAGGCATTATCGTCAGTAACAGTTACAACATCTTCAACTGCTTTAAAACCAATCGTGCCAGTGTAAGCTGGTGAATACTTTTGTATGATTAATGACTGAGCAGCCGCGAATACAAAATGACCTTTTGCAAAGAAATCTCCGCCAGCAATTGAGAAGCGTGAACCTCTACCAATTGCAGGATTTGATGCTGTGTTTGTTGTTTGAACTGTAAGTGTATTTGTTCCGTCAGTTATATTTTCACCAGGTGTCAGTCTTAACTGTGAGGTTGCTGATGTTGCATCACCAAGATATTGTACATATAACGTTGCAGGATCAGATCCTGAAATTGCAACACTCTCAAGAACTTTTACTCTTACGTTTGAAGTTGCGCCGGTAAATATATTTCCAGCTATAGAAGCTGTTGGAAGAGCATTTGAAGTTGTGTTTAATTTTACAAATTCATAGTTTGTATTTAAAAGTGGTCCGCCTGGATTAACAGCAGCACCTTCATTAAAGACATTACGACCAAAACGAGCAATTTCGCTTTGGATGATAGTTTGCATCTGTGTTAATTCACGAGCTTGTAATGCTTTACCGCTGTTAAATAGAATTCTATGATAGTTATCACTATCTGCAAAATCATCTTTATACGTGGTTGCGAATATTTGTTGTGTTACTTTGCTGACCATGTTTTAATAACTCTTATAGTTGTACAATAATTTTAATGTCTTGTAGTTCTCCGGCTGATCTTGTAACCGCTGAGCGATTATCAATATAGAGAACCTCACCACTGTATCTATTTATTGTCGCAGGTTGATCTGAATCGAGTGTAGCTGTGCCCGTAACTGTAGCACCTAGTGCGTTTTGAGCAGTTAATGATTCTCCAGCTTGAAAGACTTTGAATCCTGATGTTTCAGTTTGATGATAAAATACTCCAGCTGCAGAATCAGCAGAAGTTACATAAGCTTTCGCACCAGACGTAGCACCGACCACGAACGTATCATTTGTGAATGCTGTTGCACCACCTTGGAATGTTAATTTACGAAGTGTTGAACCAGCATTGGCAGTAAAGTCTGAATCTGTAGCAGTTATTCTTGGATTACGAATTAAGCCTACTTGTCTAAAATCTTGATTAATTAGCAGTGTACCATTCTCATCAGCATCTGGCCTACCATTGAACATAAGCGCGTTTGATCTTAAATCATTACGAGGATCTTTACCGATACCACCTGGAGTAGATAATATTGCTCTAGCTGATGCTGCGCCTGTTGAGAAGCTTACGTTTGCAAAAGAATATCCGGATCCACGGTTTGTCATTTCAAGTTTTACAACTGCACCGCCTGATATTGTAGCAGTCGCTTGAGCTGAATCTCCGTCTCCAGTAATTGTAACTGTAGGTGTACCAGAATATCCTGTCCCGCCACCAGTCACGGCTAATCCTACAATCTCACCTGATACTGCAGCATTCTGAACGTTTATTTGTAAAGTTTCAAGAGGATTTGATGCGGAATCTAATAACTCTACGTGTTGAAAGTTTGCAGATAAGAATCGATTTGCTTTAAGTGCAGTAATTGAATACAAGAACTTCCATACGTATCCATCTGCAGTTGTAAAAGGCGTAGTTAAAGTGCCAGTTGGTTCAATTGTAGATGTCACAGCAGCACCAGTTGCGTTCTTACCTTGCTGTAAACAAATGTATATTTGATTGGCATCTGTTTTTACATAGTAAGCATTTGATGGATAGGCTGTAAAGTTATCATCATAGGCGCTGTATATCGTACCAGATGACCAATTGTAACGTGGAACAATATGAGAAACATCTTGTATTTTTTTAACACCCTGTAATGATCGTCTAAATAAATCGATTGTTCTTGCTGATTGAACAGGTGTTACAACGTTATCTGAATCATCCCATAGTTCGGAACGACCAAGACCAACGTAGTATTCGCTACCTGCGCTATCAAAATCAGATTTTATTTCTGCAAGAAGATCTCTCTTAAGTGTATCAGTAATAATTGCTGGCATATTGTATCTCTTACGTAATTGTTAAGAAGTTGTCTGAATCACCAAATAGGTGCCAATTGGAACCAGTCCAAATGCATTCAGCAGCCCCGTTTTGGCTAAGTGTGAATGATGTACCTTGACCAAAGCTTGTTGGTGTAACTGTTGCTGCACCAGTATTAATATTTACAAACTTTTTAGATTCACCTACAACTACACCATTAACCATTGTCATGGTCAAAGAACCAGTTGAGTTGAATAAAGTCAAAGGAACTAACAAAGAAACTGCACCAGAAGATGTTTTTGTTTCTGATGAGTAGGCAACTTTACGCGTATGGCGAATGGCACCAGTACCTTTAGCTGCTAGATCTAAATTGATATTTGTATTATCACCAACCGCTGCTATGATAGGTGATCCTGTAGTAGCTGCGTTTGTGATTGAAATGTCATTTACTGCTGATGCTGTAGCTGTAAAGCGAATCATCTCTGCACCATTAGCATCATTGATACCAGTATTAATAACTGGAGTACTTAATGTAGGTGATGTCAAAGTTTTATTTGTAAGCGTATCTGCTGTGGCTCTACCTACAAGTGTATCGGTTGACGTTGGTAATGTCAACACACCAGTATTTGATATGATTGAAATAACTGGTGCAGTTAAAGTTTTATTTGTAAGCGTTTGAATTGCTGTAGTTAATATTACTTCACCAGAAGAATCCGGAAGTGTAATGGTATTATCTTTTGTAGGGTTTGTAACACCTAATGTCGTTTCATGAGCATTAGCGCTATCACCTTCAAATATAATTCCTGCAGCTGTAAAACCTACGTTAGTAGATAAAGTAGCACTGTCTCCACCTAACTTTGTGTAAACTTCTATAAAGTTTTGATTAATCTTTTGAGCTGCATCGCGGAGCGTATCGCCGTCTCTGGCGTTTGCCGATGTGCCTCTACTAATCGCTTGTCTTGTCATGTTAGAATCCGTTTTTCTTTACATTATTTATAATAGATTTCATGTTATTTGAAGTGCATAGCCGTCAGAATCACTATCCCACAATTCATTTCTTGCTTGGTCTGTTGTTTCAACTGTATTAGACATTCTCATTGCAGCTGGTATAGTGGCTGCGCTATCTTCATCGAATGTAAATCCATCAGTAATAATTGTATCTTTAATGTTATTATACATTGCAGCCGCTTGTTCGATTGTCATAGTCTGATAAGAAGCAATCTGTTCGTCTATTGTAAATCTAACTTCTGAATCTGCAATTATTCCAATGCCTGTCATTTCTAGATCACCAGTTAGTGAAGCTAAACCAGTAGCACTAAACAATGGATCAGCAGAATCAGCAAAATTATCAGGCATACTATTAACATCAAGATCACCGACGCCAACTATCAGTGTTTGTGCACCAAGAAAGAATCCAGCTGGATGGACAAATGCTTTGTATAGTTCTCTCCAAGTAGCAACCGGCACTTCTGATTTTACAAGAATAGAAAGAATTTGATTTAGTGCACCATCTTGAATAACTTTTTGATTCTCAAAACCAATTTCAGATTCACCTACAATAAACAGGTCTCGTTTCGGAAACGAAATTTCAACCTCTGAATTAAAGAATGCTCGAAAGAAGCCTTCTGATGAATATAAAGAACCTTTGACTCGATAAAACTGTGATACTAGTTTCATTGCAAATCTTGGTTCTAAAAAGAAATTTTGATTTAAGATTCCTTGGCCAAGTTCCTTTAAGATATTATCAATGAAACTGACATTAGTAGCTTCAATATCACGAACATCATACATAGCATGAATTGCAGATGCGAAATTAAATGTTGCATCAGAATCCATGAATTCATAGTACTTATCAAGAAACGTGATAAGTGTTGGATACTCAGATAGATAGTGTTCAGGTAAGACTTCACTTACTTTACTTTCTCTAAAATTAAGAGGCTTTCTATCAAAGTCTGTTAAAGTTTTCATGACAGAGCCGTTACCGTAGTTTCATAATCCAGTACACCACGAGCTGATGTTCTATTTGGATCTAAGTCTAAGATATAATTTCTTAGTGGTTTAACGGTTGATTGGTTTGCTGGAACTGTTGTAAGTAAAATATCTGATCCGACTGAAATAGCAGTAGGAGCAAATCCAACTAAGTTCACTCTTCCTGTGGCTGGGAAGTACTGGCCGATGTTATCGACTTCAACATTATTATCAATGTCAGCAACTTGCAACTTAGTTGAAGATAACTCGTTTCGTATTGTACACAACTTACCGTTGAATGTAAAGGTGTTTGTAGTTATTTTTGCTGTTGCAGAATCTGGACTAGCTATTGGCATCGGAAGATAAATGTCATACGTACGAACGGTGCTTAGTGCTGGTGTAAATGATTGTCTTACTGTTACATCTACTTTACTGTTTAATACAGCACCATCTAACTCATCAATAGTTGTAAGCAAGCTTGATCTTCTAAATATTCCACCGAATACTTTTAGATTTGTTGTAAAGAAATTTTGTACAGCAGTAATAACCTGAGATTCAACTATATTAACAGGTGTTGTTGATAAGTTGGGGTTATAATTAAATGTTACGCT